GCAGTATATTACTCTAGAGTCTACTGACATTAATTTTGGAACTGGTAATATTAATATCACAACTCTAGATACTAACGATGGGTTGGCTCAAGCAACCACAGGTGCTAGGGGTGACATTAAAGCTGGTGCTGCTCCAAACTTAGACCCTGCTACAACTGTGGTTGATGGTAAGTATAGAACAACAGTAAGAGTTTTACAGCCGTTTTTGCAAAGAGAGCCTGGAAACATCCAGTTTGCTAATAACACAGCTGTGACAATTAATATTTTTGGTTCTTCAATTGATCCAGGTGTTGTTGACAATAGAACCCCAGTAGATACTGGCACCGCCACAATCATTAAGGTTGAAGACAAAGGCATCTTAGGAAGAAACGCAGTTATTAGAGCTGATGTTGGGGCGAATGGTGCTGCTACAGGATTTAGAATGATTGATTCTGGTTTCTCTCATGAACAAGTTGAGATTGTGAGGGTTCAAGATTCGGGCAGATCTAACGCAACCCAAGCAAAAGTTAAGTTGACTCTTAAGAGCGTTGCGAACAGCGAAGGCTATTATGGAACAGCAAGAAGTCATGTTTCTTCTAAAAGGGGCTATATACAAGATAGCGACTTCTATCAAGAATTTTCATATGAAGTTGCAGCTCCGCTTGCGCTTAAAAGATATAAAGACGTTGCTCTTAAATTGGTACACCCAGCAGGACAGAAGTTATTTGGTAAGTTTGCGAGCCACTCTAATGTCGTGGTAGACGTGACCACAACAGCTAATAACAAAATGCAGGTTGAAGCCAACGGAACAGTTGCTCTCTCTAACTCTAACCTTAATCTTGTGGGTACAGGAACACAGTTTACTAAGCACTTCGCGGATGGTGATATTGTAACAATAAAAACTCACACAAGTCCAAATCGCTATGTTAAAATACCACTAAATACTGTAACGAGCGATACATTAGCCACAACTAAAGTACAATGGTCAGCTACTGGCGTCACAGGTGCTACCATATACCATAATGATAAAGGGTCGATATCCTAATGCCAACTTATAAATTTGCGAGCAAAGAACTCTCGATTAATAACGCAAAGGCGTTTGTTACTGCGTTGAACGCATCAGACGGCAGAAGCACTAAAAATTCTAATATCCTTTATGCTGCTATCGGCAAGGCTAGTAATTGGGCATCAGAACCAACTGCGCCCGAAGTCACTGGCGATCTTCAAAATATTAGGTATGAAACGCAAAGAAACTTTATCGGTGCTAAAAAGATTGATACTGGAAGCGTTTCTCATGTAACCAATAGATACGACTGGGAGAGCGGTACTATTTATGACATGTATCGCGATACGACTGATAATTTATCAAGCAAAAAGTTTTTTGTATTGACTGATGAATTTAACGTCTATAAGTGTTTGTATAACAACAAAGCATCTGCATCGACAGTTAAGCCGACTGGTTTCGTTACCAGTGCGTTCACGACATCTGATGGATATACTTGGAAATATATGCACACAGTATCGTTGGGTAATGCTGAAAAATTCTTGACTGCGGTACACATTCCTGTCCAAACATTGACTTCTGTGGATGCATCTCCTGAGCAGACAAGACAAAATGCTGTACAGAATGCTTCGGTAAATGGTTCTATTGAAATTGTAGAAACAACTACAAGCGGTACAGGTTATAAGCAAGTTGAGACTGGCGTTGTTGAAACTGGCGGTAAGTTGAGTTTAAGAATATCTGGCGATGGCGTTTCTTCAGTGGAAGGATACTATAATGGTTCTAGCGTTTATATTAAAAGCGGAACTGGTCTTGGTCAGTTGAGAAAAATTATAAAGTGGAATGGTCCAACTAAGACGCTCACAGTAAATAGTGCATTCTCAACAACACCGAATACTGACTCTAGGGTTGTGATCTCACCATCTGTAACTATTATAGGTGATGGCAAATCGGCTCAAGCATATTCTAAAGTCAATGTTACCACAGGTGCTATCGCTAATGTACAAGTCATAAACACTGGGCAATACTACACTAAAGCCGTAGCAAAAATAACAGCAAATAGCATTCATGGCTCAGGTGCTACTGCCAATGTTATCATCTCACCAATAGGTGGTCATGGCTCAGATGCTGTAACGGAACTCGGTGCCGATAAGATATGTCTTAATGTTAAAATCGAGGGTAGTGAGGGTGTTTCTTCAACAGGTGCTGGTTATATTCCAGCAAATACTGAGTTTAGATCAATCAGTATTTTGAAAGATCCTATTCTAAAAGTTAATTCTAATAATGTACACCAAGCGGTAGAATCTATTGCCAATACATCTAACAGCCCATCTTCTCTAAGGCTGACGACTAGAGCTGGTATTTCTTACATCAGTATGGATGGGACAAGCCCAGTTAATGCTCTTTCTGCTAAAGATATCATAACTAACGAAAGACGCAGACTATCTGCGGAACTCGGAACATTAGAGTTCGTAACAGACCTCGGTCCAGTTCAAAGATTAGCTTCGGCATTACCCAATGCTGTACAAGCGTCTAATGCTGAAGTTGTATTTATTAGAGAAGATGAGACTAAAAGTGATGCATCCTTCTTCACTATGTATATAAATAATGTTAATAGTTATGGTGAGCAAGAAGCGTTTACTAAAGATGATATCATTTTAGAACAATCTAGTACAGCGCAGGTAGCAACAGTAGAATCAATAAAGGGTCCAGAGGCTAATACTTTTTCAGGGGAAGTTATCTATACTGAAAACTTCCAAGCAGTTACAAGAGCCGTTGACCAAACAGAAGATATTAAAATTATATTAGATTTTTAAAGGTATTTTAAATGGCATCCATAGAGACTAATCTCAACCAAAGCCCATACTTTGACGACTTTGATGAAACAAAGAATTTTCATCGAGTGTTGTTCAGACCTGGATATGCAGTTCAGGCAAGGGAACTGACTCAACTACAAACTATCCTACAGAATCAAGTAGAGCGGTTCGGTGATGAAATACTAACTAATGGCACTGTCGTTAATGGGTGTGATGTAGAACTACAAAAGTGGGGGTTTGTAAAGCTAAGAGATAAAGACGCCAACAATCGATCTGTTCTTCTTACAGATTTTTTCGAGAGTGGCGCATTAGCAAACAGCGTAGTTGAGGGTTCTACAACTGGAGTAACGGCAAGATTACTCGATGCAGTTGAGGGTTCTGAGGGTGCCGATCCTAACTTCCTCAGCGTATTCGTTTCTTACACAAACTCTGGCGCTAATAATACAACTAAATCGTTTGCTAATAACGAAACTCTTATTTTCAGACAAGCGATTGGTAATACATTTATAGTCGCAGCGAATACTATCGCGACAGGCGCAACTGGTACAGGTTTGGGCGCAGTTGCTACTGAGGGTGTTGTTTACCATAAAGGTCACTTTATCCGATCAGCAAAACAGCATGCTGTAGTGAGCAAGTATTCAACGAATCCAAACATTCGTGTAGGTTTTGAAACTCTAGAAACTATCATTGATTCCAATAAAGATTCTAGTCTGTTGGATAATGCTTCTGGCGCAACTAATTTCTCCGCTCCAGGTGCGGCAAGATTAAAGATAGACCCAAAACTAAAAGCTAAAGAACTGAACGATGCTAATACTGCAGCATTCTTCCCCATAGCTGACGTCCAAGCAGGTATAGTGATTAGAGACTACACTGATACGAGCTATGGCGATCTTGGTGCCGAATTAGCGAGAAGAACCTTTGAAGAATCTGGTAACTATTCTCTGAAGAAATTTGAAGTAAGATCCCAAGAGCATTTAAGATCTAGTGTAAATGAGGGCGTTTATACTTCAGCAGAAAGCGGTGATAATAATAAATTTGTATACGAAATATCACCATCAGTTGCATATGTAAATGGATTCCGTTCAGAATTAAATAGCACAGCTAGAGAATCTGTAAGTAAAGCGATAGATACAGAAGTCAAAGAAGATGTTATAGTTGGTCAGGCGTTTGGTAGTTACTTGATTTGTGATGAGGTGATGGGTACATGGGATATTGCTGATTTGCGCCAAATAGACCTTTACAATTCAGCTCAAGATGCAGTTGGTGATAGCGACCATGGCAACTTCACCCCAGCAGGAACTAAGATAGGTACAGCGCACGTAAGAGGCTTCCAATATCACTCTGGCGTATCTGGTTCTAATACAGGTCAATTTAGAATTTATCTGTTCAATATTAAAATGAATGCTGGTAAAGAGTTCTCGTCTGTTCGTTCTCTGTATATTAATAATGTTGCTGGCGGTGATGCCTCTGCTGATGTTGTATTACAAGGCGGTGAGGCTAAACTTACTGATCCTGAATTGACATCTGCTGTTTTCCCAATCCAGCAATCTGGTGTTAAAACTTTAAAAGATGGCAGTAATAGTGTACAAACCCAGTTTGTATTCAGGGCGATGAAGCAAGTAACATTCGCAACTAACGGGACTGCTACTGGTATTGCTGCTAATACGCATAGTGGTGGTACGCAAGTACATAATGATACAGGTTCTCCACTATCTTCAGTTGATGAAAGAAATGTGGTAGTTGTCTCTCGAGCAGCGAAGCAAACAACTAACTTTGCTGGTACTGCCTCTCAATCAACAACCACAGTAACTGGTAGCGGTACTAGCTTCCAAACTCACTACAAAGTTGGACAGTTCATTAAGATAGGAACAGCTGATCATAACTTGATCACGGCTATTGCTAGCGACACATCCATGACTGTTAAAGATTCTAGAACTGTAGGTTCTGCTACTCATGCTAGATATATCCCTCAAGGTCATATCTTTGATTTATCAGGTAGTGGTTTCGGAACATTAACGAGTCAGGGAAGTGGTGCTACTCATGATATTGATTTACAATTGACGTTTAGTACTGGGTCTATGGATGCTGACGTCTACTTTGATGTTTTAAGAACTTCCGCAGTTCCCGAAAAGAAAACTGTCGTTAAAGATAAATTTATCCACATCAATACTGCTTCGCACTCTAACAGTAAGAACGGAACATATTCTCTTGGTGTTTCTGATGTGTTTAAAGTAGTTGCTGTATATCAAGGGTCGAACACTGGTGTTACCACTTCTAGTAATGTTGTCACTGAACAATTCTTATTGGATAATGGTCAACGAGATACGCACTATGACACCGCAAAAATTGTTAAAAGAACGACAAGTAGTCTTGACCTAACAAACAAAGGTCTATTGGTTCAATTTAGCTATTTCGATAGAGACCGAAGCGGTGTTAACGGAATCGGATTCACTACAGTAGATTCGTATAGCATCGACGATTCGAACCCTGATGGCACGACAAACATAACAACTCAAGAGATTCCAGTATTCGAATCGAAAGATCAAAGATTTGATCTCAGAGATTGTGTTGACTTTAGACCAGTGAAAACTAATAGCGTGACGCCATCTTCATCTGGTACAGTTGCAGCTGCCCCAACTAACCCAGCCGAAGCAACCACTTTTAATGTTGATAGTGATGGGTCATATTTACCAACTCCCGACAAAAACTTCCAGTGCGACGTTCAAAGATATTTGCCAAGGTTTGATAAAGTAACCATGAGGCAAGATGGAACTGTCGGAGTAATAAGCGGTGTGTCTGAAGAATATCCTTCAGTCCCTCAAGATAGAATTGATGAGATGACTTTGGCTACTGTATTTGTACCGCCATATCCTTCTCTGTCACCCAAATCGGCTTCATACTATAAGCGACCTTCGTACGAAATCCAAGTACATGAGCATGATAATCGAAGATTTACCATGCGTTCATTGAGGAAACTTGAGAAGGAAGTTCAGTTCCATCAAGAAATGATAGAATTGAACAGAGCTGAGATTGTTGCCCTGAAGCAATCTTCTTTGAGGTCAGACGATGCTTCTACTGCTGATGAGCCACCGAAGGATTCAATCATAATTGATCCAGGTCCAGCAGGGGTTGTCGAGAATACACTAAGACCTGGAAACTTCAATTTGAAAGAACAACCTTTGAAGCCAATTCCAAAACTTAATGATATTACTCTACAGCTACAGACAGGCTATTCTAATATTTCTGTTGGGACAGAAATGCTTACTATGAAGCATATTGGTTATGCGTCAATAATTGAGCAAGGTTTTGCTAGTAAGTATAGAACTGTTTCTGTTGAGTCATCGCGCTCTGCTAAATTATTCAATGGAACTATGGATCTAAAACACAGAATTTGTACTCTCGAGCAGATACCACATACAATAGAACCACCCAAAGTGGCAAGCCCATCACTATCCACCAGCTCTTCGGTTATCCTCGACTACGGCAATGCTTCCCCTGCTTTAGACAGCTGGGAACATGGTTATGCGTACATGGTTAATCAGTTTAACATGGGCTACTACTAATAGAATAGGAACAGGAATATAAAATGTCAACACAATCAAAAGCAAGTTCTAGCGGACTAACTTTAAAGCAAGTATATGAAGATGCTGGCGTAGACTACACTGGCATTGCTGAATACTCAGACGTTTCTGGTTACCAAAATGGAACCAATAGCTATGAGTTAAAGGCTCACAGGCAGATGACCGCTAAATGCGCAGGGTTGAAACCAAACACAAGAGTGTATTGTAGATTTGATGGTAGGCACATAGGCGCATACTGTAAAATGGATTCTGATTTTCATACTGAAGTTTCGGGTCAGCAATTTGGTGATCCTCTGGTGACTAACGCCAGCGGTGAGTTGCATTTTTATTGGAAAATACCTAATGACGATACAATGAAGTTTTATGGCTTCAAACATCTTCTTGAGGTGAGTGATGTTAAACCGCCACAAGGCGATGACTCATATGGCGTAAGTTCAGGTAAGACAGGCGCAACTACAAGATGTGGGCAGTATTATTATGCCCCATCCAACTCTGGTGATTTCCAGCATGACGAGTTATCAGCAACATCAAGTATTGCCCTATCGGAATTGACTGCTGATGAATCTAAAGTTATTATCACTTCAACTAAGGTTGAAGAAGAAGTTCCTGATTTCCTATCGCAAATTTTCACAGTTCAAAGCGGTACAGCTGAAGGCATTTTCTTAGATTCTGTTTATCTTTGGTTCAAGAAGAAGCCAACCTCTGGCAATTCTAATTGTTTGGTACAAATAAGAAGAGTCGGGAAGACCCACAAACCAACAAGTTATATTGTCTCTCAAAGCAGAGTCGTTAGGAACACAAATATTAATGTATCAACTGATTCTTCCACAGATAAATCTACTAGATTTCAATTCGATAACGATGTATTTCTAAGAAATGGTCATACTTATGCAGTAACGGTAATACCAAGCGAGTTGGGTCATGATTTCCAGTTATGGTCTGCTAAAACTGACGAAGCAGACATTTCTTCAGGAAAGCGAGCATTTTTCCCTCCAGCTATCCAAAGTTTATATGGATCAGCCACAGGTAATAAGTGGCAGCATTTACCAAAAGAAGCGTTGAAAATATACATAGCCAATAGAAAGTATGATACAGCTAATACTGGTGTGGTAGTATTTGAAGAAGATGAGTTGGAGTTCTTAGATTTAGAAATGAGCACTATGGTGCCAAGATACATAACAACAGCAAACACTGGCTACTCTATGGATGAAGAAGTTAGGGGTGAGTGTTTGATGGGGATTACTTACACTGGTTCTGCTCCGACTGTTGGTACTGTTATTCAAAATATTTCTGCTAAGAATGGGCACCTAGTAACTCGCACTTCAGCTAGTAACATAGACGGAGCATACGGTCAAGGTACGATCAGAAAGGTAATAAATGATGACTCAGGAAATAAACTACTAACAGTTAAGGTTGATGCTGCGGGTACATTTAAACCGCAAGGAAATGTATACAACAGTTCAGGAACTAAAATTGGTTCTGCCAATACATTCTCCGCAAATACAGTCAAAGGATTGGTAGACTTTGTAGCTCCTCAATATGGTAGAGTTCGTTTAAGAAGTTCTTCTGGTACACCAACTCTAGGGTTTACGGCTGGCGAGTATGTTAGAGGTCAGACTTATGGTGCTACAGGACAAGTTAAAACTGTTGTTAATCCGAATGTTGATGAGATACAACTAAGAGTTCCATATATGACACCAGCTGATTCCTCTTTAACATGGTCTATGAAAGGGACATCAACTGCTGGTACTGTGGATAGCAGTTTTGTAAAAGTAAATGCTGGTGCTATAACTGAATTTGATAAAAAGATCAAGAGAATATACAGTAGATCTAATAAAGATGCTGCTACAATACAGTTTAAGGCTGAGTTAACAACCACGAATGGTGATACTACACCTATCATAACATGGGGCGATGCTCACGCTAACGCTAAAACTGCTAGAATTAATGCTTCTTCGGTTGATGAAACATTACCTGCTGGTCAGTCTGAAGCTAGATATATCAGTAAGGAGTTGACGGTATCTAATCCTTCAGGAAGCACCCCGACTGAAAGAATTAATATTATAGCGCATGCTTATTTACCAAGTTCCAGCGGTATTGAGTTTTATCTTAGAGCGAAAAATAATAACGATTCTGAGAAACTTGAAGATAAGAATTATACAAAGATGACCTTATATACTTCTCATCCGAAAGCGCAATCAACATTAGGCAATAAGGCAGATAAGGTTAAGCAATACTACAGACTTTCGGCTAATACTAATGGCGATAACTTCTTGGGTTCTGCTAATATCCTTAGAGAGAACAGTGCTAATAATGGCGTTCTTTCGTATAGATCTGGAGATGGGTCAGTGCACCATGGCGTTGATCAGGCTCAGTTAAAGGTTGTGTTTACTAGACCTGATGGGCTTGGCACTTCATACACCCCAGAGATTGACTTTATAAGTGTCACTTCTCACCGTGCTCCAATAAGTATCTCATAATGAAAATAGTAGAAGTTGAGGGTTCCCCAGAATTAACAAAAGATTTAGAATCTGGGGCAATATATTTTAATGATGATATGGCTATTAGAAAGCATAATGCTTCTAAGGCTAAAAGGGATTCTAGTAAACAAATGCAAGGGGAAATAGATCAGCTGAAAAATGACATCGGCGATATAAAATCCATGCTTGAAAAGTTAATAAATAAGTAAGTCAATTACTACTGAATAGAGAAATCAAATGTCAATTAATGTATCAAATACTGAATTAAATAACAGTTTTAACTCTTGGAGGCTGAACACCAACGAGGTTGCTACGATTATTAGTAACAATGTCGTGACGGTTGCTCGGGCAGGCTCTGCTAACAGAAAGGCTTTTACTGTTGGTAATGGTCACATTGTTGGTACTTTTTCAGCTACAGAGTTAAGAGCAAATACATTAAAAGGCGGTAATACGTCTACGTCAACTGGAGGCACTATTACTGTTGCCTCTAACACTATCTTTGAAAGTAAAACTATCACTGTTAATGCCAATACAACATTCAACGCTAATGTCATATTTAATACAGCTGGTAATGATCGTGTAAACTTGGGTGACGTAAGTCGTTTGATTATCGGTGGTGGTAACAAAGGCAAGTTCATGAGACTTGCTACTTCTGACGATAACCCAGAATTTAAGTTCCTAACTCTTAGGGATATTACTGACCTTTCAACAAACTCAGCTAACTTTATTCTCTCCGGAGCAAACTCTTCATTTAGCGACAATAAAGATTCCCCTGCGGTAAGGTTCGCTGGCGGTTTGAATAATGGCGACGCTGTAGAAATGTATCTTGCCGCAGATGCTGCAGCAGGAAAGTCGGACTTACATTTAAACCTAGCAGATGCTGGGGGTCACTCTAAATTTGTAGTTGCTGATTCGGCTAACGCTGTTCAAGCTACTGTAGATTCTGATGGTAAGGGTACATTCAAAGATTTATCTGTTTCCGGAACTAGTGCGTTAAACACAACTACAGTAACAGGGTTGACCGCCAATACATCGGTACAGATTGATGGAACTCTTGATGTTGATGGCGTATCAAAACTAAGCAATACTGATGTTGGCACTTTCCATGCTAACGGTGCTTCGACATTCGGTAGTTCTGTTACTGTTACTGGTACAACTACTTTAAATGGCACCACCAATATTCATGGTGCTGCTACAAACATCGGTGATAACTTCTCTGATGTTTTGACTGTAAATGGTCAAGCTAGATTATACTCAAACACTACAATCGGTGAGAATGCAACTGATTCTTTGACAGTAAATGCTCATGTAACATCTCACCTTATTGCCAATGGCACATATACATTAGGTACATCTGCTAAGAGGTGGGATAATGTATTCTCGAAAAACCTTAATATTAATGGTGTGTTAAAAGGCAACGATGGTAATCTGGTAATTATTGGAACTAATGGTCAGTTGCATGTTAACAATGCGATTACTGATGATACTATCACTAATGCTAAATTACAGAATCCATTATATAGGTTAGCAACAACAGGAACAGGCTCAAACCTTACTCCCGAGTTGGGCGAAACTATAAACATCAATCCAGGAGAGGGTATTGATGTCACGTTTAGTGCCAATACTATTACAATCGATGGAGAAGATGCAACTACTTCGAATAAAGGTATCGCGAAATTCGATTCCTCCGACTTTGATGTATCTAGCGGTAATGTAACTCTAGGAAATCACGCTGATGGTGCTGTTTTGGCAGTCAGCGGAACTGCTAATGAAGTTAATGTTTCTAGAACTAATGGTACAGTGACAGTAGGTCTACCTGATGATGTTACTGTAACTGGTCAGTTGAGTGTAACCGAGAACGTTGTTGTTACTGGTAATACTAACTGCTCATCCCTATCGGCAACTGCTCAAACAAACCTTACTGGTGGTTCTTTTGCTAATGGTGCTCAAGTAACAATAGGTACTGATAGATCATCACTTACTGAAGCGCAGAGAAGTGCTATGTATACTAGCACCACTGGTGGTGAAACCAGAGGTCTTACCAAACTAGACATATATGCTAACACAGTATTCCATGATGAAGTTTCTATCCCTGCTGGTATAACCACAACTTCATCGGGTAACTTTAATACAATCGCAACCACTGGTGCTGCTACTATCGGTGGAACAACTACTATATCAGCTGATGCGACTGTAACTGGTCAGTTAAACGTATCTGAAAATGTTGTTGTTGCTGGTAACTTGGTTGTTTCTGGAACTACGACTACTGTAAACACCGCTACTCTGGATATTGCTGACAATAAGATTACATTAAATTCTGATCTTGATGGTAGTACTGCAGCTACAGAAACTTGTGGTATAACTGTTAATCGTGGCGCAAATACTGATGTAGATTTCCGTTGGAACGAAACTACTAAAAAGTGGCAAATCGCTGAGCATGACGATACTACTGGCGATTTCACATATTTCAAAGCTCTTACTGCTAGCAAAAAGACAATTAGCGAGAGAACCGAACTAGCTAATGCTCAATCTACTGACATGCTATTGGTTCAAGATATTAGTGATACTGCAGGAACCAGCCTAAAGAAAATCTCAATAGCTAATGCTGCTCTTCAAGGTAATAAGGGTCAAAAAGGTGAAGTTGGTGCTGCTGGTACTGCAGGTGAAGCTGGTTCTGCGGGTTCTAAAGGTCAGAAAGGTGAAGTAGGTGCTACTGGTTCTGCAGGTGCTGACGGATCCAAAGGTCAGAAAGGTGAAGTGGGTTCAACTGGTGCTAAGGGTCAAAAAGGCGAGGTAGGTACTACAGGTTCCGATGGTGCTGCAGGTTCTAAAGGGCAGAAAGGTGAAGTGGGTTCAACTGGTTCTGCGGGTTCTGATGGTGCTAAGGGTCAGAAAGGTGAGGTTGGTGCTTCAGGTTCTAACGGATCTAATGGTGATAAGGGTCAGAAAGGTGCTCCAGGTACTAATGGTTCTAATGGTTCTAATGGGGCAGCAGGTGATAAGGGGCAGAAAGGTGAGGCTGGATTCCTTTCTCTAACTGATCCTAATGCGGATAAACTTGTATATTGGGATGACTCGGATGGCGAATTCCAATTCATAGACACATTATCAGGCTTGTCTATATCTGGAAGCACACTAACTGCTGATGTTTTGACTGCTGCTACATTTAATACTGGTAATGGTATTCTTACTTTAGATACAAGTGTTGGGACGGATGTTACTGTAGATCTTGATGGTAGGTTTGCTATTGCTGGAACTACTACAGATTATAGAACTTCTAGTAACGTAGATGCTCATGTCGGTAATAGTAGTGATTACATCCATTTTGACACTAATGTGGGTATGAGCTTCTACACTAACGGTGCTGAAGGTATGCGGTTGACTGACGGAGGTAATCTCCACGTCGATGCTGATATCATAGCATACTCATCAACAATTTCTGATGAAAGGTTAAAAGAAAATATTGAGAATGTTACTGGTGCTCTCGATAAAGTTTGCGGTTTGAATGGTGTTACGTTTAACTATAAACATGACGGCAAGGCTTCGGCTGGTGTTATTGCTCAAGAAGTTGAGAAAGTATTACCAACAGCAGTGATTGATCGTAACGAATCTATCAAACAAGAACTTGATGGTGAAGAATATAAAACTGTAGAATATAGTCAGCTATCAGCCTTATTCATTGAATCTATCAAAGAACTAAGAGCAGAGAACGAAGAACTGAGAGCGATGATCAAAGATCTAAAGGGGTAATTTGTGGGCGCAAAGGCAAATATAATAATCGATCAAGGAACTGACTACAGCACAACGCTAACGGTTAAAAACGATGACGGAACCGCAACTGACTTGACTGGATACACGGCTGCGGGTCAAATGAGGAAACATTATTCTTCATCTAACGCAACAGCTACATTTTCTATTTCGTTTGATTCTAATAGAACCACTGGGTTGTTGACAGTAGAATTGGCTAAATCTGTCACCAATAATATTACTGCTGGAAGATATGTTTATGATGTTGAGATCACCAGTTCTGGTGACAAGACAACAAGGTTGGTTGAAGGAATAGCGACTGTCACTCCTCAAGTTACACGATAGGAGTCATTATGTCTGACTTTACAGTAAGGTGGAAGTCTCCGTCTCAAAGCGATGTTACAATTTCATCACCATCAGGCGTGAAGAGGGTTGTAACTCAAGACACTGGCAAAAACATAACACTCAGTTCATTTCGACAAGTTGAGACAGGTCTCAACGAACTCTCTGATGTAAATATGAATTCTAACCCGAACGGATCTGTTCTGGTTTTCGACACTACCACATCATCTTTCATTCTAAGACAACTAGGGACAGTTGATAGTAATGGAATCTTTTCTATAAATAACGCTGATTTGGATGGCGGTACATACTAAATGTTATAAATAGAGCTTTGTAACTCAACTTACATAAGGTTTGATCAAGAGTATCCATTTATATGGCTTCCACAATAAAAATAAAACGCAGTAATGTCGCAGGCAAGAATCCAACAGCAAATAATATTGTTGAGGGAGAACTAGCACTCAACACAGCAGATAAAAAACTTTTCTCTCGGGGCGGTGATTCCATATTTGAGATTGGAGCCAACGTCTCTTCACTTTCCATTGGCGGTACTGAAGTTGTAAATTCCTCAGGTTCTTGGGTTGGTTCAACAACAGGTTTAAAGGGTGAGCCTGGAACAAACGGATCAAACGGAATAGATGGTGCTAAAGGTCAAAAGGGCGAGGCTGGTACTAACGGAACTAATGGCACTAATGGTACAAATGGGGCAAAGGGTGATGCTGGTTCTGATGGCGCCAAAGGGGCGACTGGAGATAAAGGGCAGAAAGGTCAGGCAGGCGTTGATGGTACTAATGGGACTAACGGATCAAATGGAACTGATGGAGATAAGGGACAGAAAGGTGAGGCTGGTCAAAATGGTTCTACTGGCGATAAAGGTGAGAAAGGTAATCCAGGGAGTAATGGTAATGATGGGACAAGCGGAACTGATGGCGCCAAAGGTCAGAAAGGTTTAACTGGTAATCAGGGATCAAAGGGCGACAAAGGAAATAACGGAGACACTGGTAGCGTTGGACCATCAGGTTCTAAAGGTCAGAAAGGCGAAATTGGTGGTGATGGTCAGAAAGGCGCAACAGGTCAAGGCGATAAGGGAGAAAAAGGTCAGAATGGAACTAACGGTGCTGACGGAGACGATGGCGCAAAGGGTGAAACTGGAACTAAAGGGAATGATGGTCAAAAAGGCGACAAAGGTCAAAAGGGTTCTCAAGGTGAAACTGGATCCACTGGTCAGAAAGGTATAAAGGGAGATGTTGGACCGCAGGGCAATCAAGGTTCTGTTGGTGACGATGGTGACAAAGGGCAGAAAGGTGAAATAGGTTCCACGGGTTCAACAGGGCAGAAAGGGCAGAAAGGGCAAACTGGTGATTCTGGTTCTAAAGGTGATCAGGGTCCAACTGGGTCTACTGGCGATGCTGGTACTGATGGGGATAAAGGTCAGAAAGGCGAAGTGGGCGTTTCAGGTTCTGACGGTTCCGATGGTACTAAAGGTCAAAAGGGTCAAGATGGTCAAGGGTCAAAGGGCGACAAAGGGAATATTGGTTTAACTGGCGATACTGGGTCAGATGGCGTTAAAGGGTCTAAGGGTGATGTTGGTGCTACAGGTGCCGATGGAACATTTAGTGGCGCATCGTTTAGTTATGCGTTCAATACAGATTTAAACAATTCCGATCCAGGGGCTGGTAAATTAAAATTAAATAATTCTTCTGTTCCGTCAGCCACACAATTATACATCGATGACACCAATACTGAGTCAACCGATATACAATCATTCTTAAGAACTATTGATGATTCTAGTTCAACGATAAAGGGACATTTCAAAATATCTAATAATAGCGATTCTAGCGAATTTGCGTTATTTACAATTAGCAGCATAAGCGAAGAAACAGGATATTTCCTAGTCAATTGTTCTTTTGTTTCTGGATCAGCCACAGCATTCACGGCTAATCAAGGTATAGCAATAACATTTAACCGAACTGGTGATCAAGGTCAGAAAGGTGAGCCTGGAAGTGATGGATCCGATGGTACTAAAGGTCAAAAAGGTGAAGTGGGTGCTACAGGCTCAACTGGTTCAACTGGTTCCACAGGTAGCGCAGGTGCTGATGGTTCTAAAGGTCAAAAAGGTGAAGCTGGCACTAATGGCACTGATGGTTCTAAAGGTCAAAAAGGTGAGGTAGGTGCTACAGGCTCAACTGGTTCAACTGGTTCGACTGGCGCCACAGGTAGCGCAGGTGCTGATGGTTCTAAAGGTCAAAAGGGTGAGGTGGGTGTTACTGGTTCTGATGGTGCTAAGGGTCAGAAAGGTGAAGTAGGTGTTACTGGTTCTACAGGTTTACAAGGAGATAAAGGTCAGAAAGGTGAGGTGGGTGTTACTGGTTCTAACGGATCTAAAGGTCAGAAAGGTGAAGTAGGTGTTACTGGTTCTGATGGTGCTGCAGGTTCTAAAGGTCAGAAAGGTGAAGTAGGTGTTACTGGTTCTGATGGTGCTGCAGGTTCTAAGGGACAGAAAGGTGAAGTAGGTGCTGATGGTAACGATGGTGCTGCAGGTTCTAAGGGGCAGAAAGGTGAAGCTGGCGCTGATTCTACAGTAGCTGGTGCTAAAGGTGAAAAGGGTCAAAAAGGTCAAACTGGTGCTGATTCTACAGTAGCTGGTGACAAAGGCGAGAAAGGTCAAAAGGGCGAGAAAGGCGAAAAAGGCGAAAAAGGTCAAAAGGGAGAAAAGGGCGAGAAAGGTGAAAAAGGTCAGAAAGGTGAAGTAGGCGAGAAAGGTCAAAAGGGCGAAAAAGGCGAAAAAGGTCAAAAGGGAGAAAAAGGCGAGAAAGGTCAAAAGGGTGAAAAGGGAGAAAAGGGCGAGAAAGGTCAAAAAGGGCATGTAGGTGATTTTGGCGGTGCTTCATTCCGCTATAATTATCTCACATTGTCAGGAGGCTCGGTTTATCCTGGAGATGGTAACATTAAGTTTAATAATTATCTACACTCCGCTACAGAAGCGTATATACCTAAAATAGATCTAGACAGTATTGATAATGATGATTTCTTTGTGGCACTAGACAATCCTACTGGTTCTGTAAAAGGGTTCCTCAAGGTATATCAAGAAAGCGATCCAACTAAGTTCGCTTTATATTCTTTCAGCGATGTGACAAAAACTGTATCATCCACGGCACCAGTCGGAACTTGGCATACGTTTGATCTAACAGTTCTTTCATCTTGGAGTTCGGGAACTGAAACATACTCAAATGGTGAAGATGTAATAATAACCTTTTCTTTGGCTGGTGACAAAGGTCAGAAAGGAGAGAAGGGCGAGAAAGGTCAGAAAGGAGAGAAAGGCGAAAAAGGTCAAAAGGGAGAAAAAGGCGAGAAAGGTCAAAAGGGTGAAAAGGGAGAAAAGGGCGCCAAAGGTCAACAAGGTAACTTCGGTGGGACATCATTCGAATATTCGTTCAATCAGCAAACAACAAGTACTGGTCCAGATCCAGGGGACTTTAAAATATTAAACAGTAATGCGTTAAGTGCTGGTTCCATTAAAATAGATGATGAAGACAAATCTGGCAATGATATACAAGCATTCTTAAGAACTATGGATGATTCGACATCATCCATTAAGGGTCATCTTAAAATATCACAAAAAGATGATTCTGGAAGTTATGTCTTATATGAAATTACAGCTGTTTCAGAGGAAGTTTCGCACTTCACGGTTTCTGTTAATGGCGTATCTGGCACAACGGGTTCTGGGTCGCTCGTTGCTGATGAAGATTATATTATATCGTTCACTAGAACTGGTGACAAAGGTCAGAAAGGCGAAAAGGGCGAGAAAGGCGAAAAAGGTCAAAAGGGAGAAAAAGGTCAGAAAGGTGAAACTGGTGCTGATTCTACAGTAGCTGGTGACAAAGGTCAGAAAGGTGAAACTGGTGCTGATTCTACAGTAGCTGGTGACAAAGGTC